CTTCCACTGATTATTAACAGTACCAGAAAACACATCATTGATTCATTACAAATCTTACCCTAAAAACTAAAACCCTATTACTAGGTAACACAATAATCAACTATAACCACGGACCAAAATCGTACCATCCCGGTACTATTAGATCCATTTCATCTCTAACCGTTACTTTGTCACTTCGGAGGTAAACTTTGTAGTTAACACGACCATTTCTTTCGGCTCTACCATTTTCGGGAAGACACGAAGTCTCCCTACTGTGAATTGCCTGTAATTGTCGTTGATCAATCGTAACATCCGAACCAGATCCTGCGTTGTAGAGCAGGTCGCTGTATATACAATCAGTGGCGTCTTCCCGACGATACCGCTGCACAGTGACATAGCTTCTGAACCTAAACTGGATTCCACCATACTTACGCATAGTGAAAGGTCTAGACTCATCCCAGTTTGAATGTAAATGTCCATCGCCCGCTGTAGCACATCCTTTGTAGACTCGTTGTTTCCCAAGATATGACACTGCAGAATTAACTGCGTGTGTCCATGCTTGGTATAACCGTGAATCACAACCGAATGCGTTACGCTGGTGAGCCAACTTTCTAATTCTGTTGGCAAGAATGATTGATTCGTATCCATTATGGATCTCCTCTTTAATAAATAACGGCGTGACATTTAAACCACTGAAGAAATGACCTCCACATGACTCTCGAAAGGAGCCAGTGCTAAACGATTTTTCGCTATTAAGCTTAAAACCGCAAAAAGTCAGTACTGACGTCAAAGTTGCTACTGCAGGAACGGGTATGATTATATCATCACCGTATACAGTGAGTTCCTCTTTCGGAAGATTGAGGAATTCTAAACATGCCCATGCTAAAGCATAGAACAGGAGTGTTTCTAACTCGAACGTGTAACCATTTCCCATAGAACTAAACTTTTCAAGGGTCGTTATGACTCCCTTGTAGGTATAGGTTGGGGAACGGGTACAATCTAAACAATGAAACCAATCAGTATTACACCCTAGCTGATCACTTACTAAGTTATAAGCAATCGAATCGCTTGCAGCTGATAAGTCGACCGTAGCCAACTTACCATCCCTGGACGACTCTTTAGCTAAGAGTTGATGGTAATTCTGAGCGCTTCCTTTCAGAAGAAAGTAAGCTTCTTTATCACGCTCACGTTTAACGGTGAACGCTTTTCCACTTCTAGTCTTTAACGAGCTATAAGTGTAGCGACCATGTCCCTGAAGACGCCTTCTGATGGCATCACCAAAGCCCTTTTGGAGCCATGTGTTAACAGTCGGTTCGATACATATTGATCTCATTGTTTTAGCATTTTTCTCCACAAAGATGAGCTTACTCCCTGCCACTATTTCAAATAAAGGTACTTTTCCGTGGATCTTCATCCACGAGTGGCATTCCCTCACACATGGGAGGAGGGGTAAGCAGTTGAGAGTGGTATCAAGACGCGAAACCAACTTATAGTAAGAGGAGCTCGCGCTTCCCTTACATGATGATGACGCTCCCGGTCCAAAACCAAAGCGAGTCTCACTTATTTTCGGCATTTCTTTGAGAATACTAGAGATTTTTCTACTACTGATAGCGAGAATGCTAGCAATCGCTGGATCCACTGTTGTGGGATCCCTCCAGAATTCACTAAAACGCTTATTAGTGAGACTACATTCTTTCTCCGCCTCCAAAAACTTTTCATACGCAACTTCCTCACGATCGAAACTAGTCTTGAGAAAACTAGCTTTCTTCAG